AATCAATTTCCACTAACTGCACAGCTTGAGATAGACTACTTCTTCAAAGAGAACAGGTCAATACGGAAGTCAGTGCCAACAGTTCTTGACTTTCTTCTTGATGCATTTGAAGGCTATGAGGAGGAGAAAGAGATCAAGAAGCTCCTCAAATTGTACGACAAGGAGAAATGAAAATAGAACTAACAATGACCGAGCTGTTGCTAATCGTTGATATGATTAAGAATGGCGTCGAACCAGAAGACAACGAAGGCACAGACTTCTACACTGAAAGTGAACTTAATAACAGAAAAACAATGACCGACATAACTAAATGCTGGGGACACGGATGTGATCTAAAGGAGTCTTGCTACCGCTTCACTGCTTCCGAAGATATGTATCAATCCTACTTTATGAACTCACCCATTAAGAACGGCAAGTGCGAATACTATTGGGATATTAACCTTTAACACCATATCGTTGAACCCAACAAAATGGTCTAACCTTTAACACAAAAGAGAAATGGAAGTAATAGGCTTAAGTGTTTTGGCTGCAATTTTTATAGCCTATATGGTAAATAAAATAGATGATAACATTTAACACAAAAGAGAAATGACAGATAGAGAACTTGGACTATTCCTGCAGTGGTTCATTAGACACTACAGCACAGAAACCACAACTGACAGAGGCCTATTGTATTATGCAAATGCAATGGGTGAGGAAGTTTCTATTGCAGAAATTTTAGAACACTACAACGAAACCTTTAACACCAAATGAGAATAGAATCACTACAGCCATATGACGATGTTTATCAAGTGTTAGATGATAATGACTTGGTATTGTATCAAGGTAAGCAAGTTGATTGTATGACATACATAACCTTTAACACCAAAGAGAAATGAAAATAGAATTAGACAAACAAGACATCATCAAAGAGATTGATGAGAACTACAGAAATGATGTTGATTTGATTTTTGATATAGTAGCCGATACTACCACAAGTTGGGAGCCCGTCAGAGAACTAACAAAGAGACTCATTCAATACTTGAAAGACAATTATGAACTATCAGACATTGAAGAAACCTTTAATACCAAAGAGAAATGAGAACTCCGCCCGCTTATGGCGCATTAGGTTTCAGCAAGCGGCAAGCTACCGCCCTGATTAACGGAGTCTTTTTTTAACCCAACTATTGCATTTTTTGCAACAACTCAAAGTGAAGGCAAGAAGTCATAAACACCAAAAGGGGAAAGCTGAAAACCTTATAGAGTAAGCAACAATAAATTATGTATTATGAACACAATTAAAATAGGACAGTCTAAAATTATACCAGTAAAGCAACTGGCTTACGCTTTAGGCAACAGAGAAATTTACGATGCACACATAGGTAAATTTGAAGGTCTACTTATAGATTATGGTTTTATGGACTCTCTTAAAGTAGTACCCGCAGATGATAACTATTTAATCGTAGAGGGTCAGCACCGCTTTGAAGCCGGTCAAAGGCTTGGGATGACAGAGTTCCCTTGTTATGTAATTGACTGGATAGAGGGGTGCGATGAGGATGAAATACAATCTACCATTATATCGCTAAATGCAAATAACAAAACTTGGACTATTTATGATTTCGTTAAAAGTTTTGCAGATAAAGGCGATGAAGATTACAAAATCCTAAAAGCTCGGATGATTCACTACCGAGATACTTTAAGTAATGGCGTTGTGGCATCTTGTCATAACGGCACGAGCCGAGGTCATAAAGCAATTAGGGAAGGGGAGTTTAGAAATGCAAACAATGATTTTACAGAGTGGCTGCTTAATCGCTTGCACCAAGTAGTTATATCAGATGGCAAGAAAAACTACGGAAGCCGGATGCTTTCAATTTTTGTATCTTCCGTTTGGAAGTATAAAGATGACATTAAGTTAATTAGTACCTTAATTCAAGAGATGCGTAAGATTGTTGCATCCGGTCAAAGCATACCAGACGGGGAGTTAGCTTTACAGGATTGGATTCAGAAGATGATTCACATTATACAAGATGAGCAATGAGAGACCAATTCATAAGGATAGCGATGGCGCAACTGCGCCCCGCTTATCCGTTCCGACCCCAACGTAGTGCAGTAGCTGCAAAGATGTGGGTGCGCTTCCTTGAGCGAAAGGCGATGAAGCAATGGTTCAAAGACCAAGAGGCTAATTTATGATTAGACCCTTTGTGCTTGCCTTCCACAAGCAGAACTCTGGAGTAAGCCACCACAGGACATTTGCACCCTTGATATGCCACAAGGATGTAGATGTCTTTTTTATTGAAAAGATTACGGACATTGACCCCGAAATATGGCCTAAAGTAACTCACATCTTTACCTCACGGGTATTCCCTGTTGAGCCGTTTGAGGACTTTGTAAAGCTCTGCCGTAAGGAGGGCATCAAGCTAATCGTTGACAATGACGATTGGTGGGTGCTACCTCCCACGCATCCTTTGCTTGGGGTGTACTCGGAGCAGATGAAGATGAAAATTATTCGCTCTATGAAAGCAGCAGATGAGGTGTGGGTAACAAACAAGCACCTCGCCTCAAAGGTCAAGAAGTATAACACCAACATCCGAATCATCCCCAATGCCATCAGCGTACCAACGTGGCAGGTAGAGCGTAAGCGAAGCGATGAAGTACGCTTTGGATATATCGGAGGCAATCACCACGCATTAGATGTGAAGGAGTCAACCATCAATCTTGAGGGTTATGAATCTTATGTAGCGGATGTTGATGGGTATGCGGAGATAATGAAAGCAGCATACAAGCTCCCAACGATGCCACCAACACACTACCATAAGCTCTACGAGTTCTTTGACGTGAGCCTTGTGCCGCTTACGACCTCCGAGTTTGCCAAGTGCAAGTCGCACCTAAAGATGCTTGAGGCAGGGTTTAGCAAATGCGCTATGATAGTGAGCAACACCCAACCCTACTCACCCTACATCACCAAAGAGAACTGCATTGCTATCAAACACCCAAGCGAATGGGCAGGAGCAATCAAGAGGCTAAAAGAAAACCCCAACCAAGTGGCTGACCTAACGGAATCGTTATATGAGTATGTGCAGGACTTCACGATGGATAAGATAAACGAACTCCGATGCTTTACATAGTCACGCCCTGCTCACGCCCTCAAAACCTTGTAAGGCTAAAACAAGGCATACCCGAATACGCAACGTGGGTGGTGATGATGGATGCCTCCACCAATTACAAGGGAGCAACAAGCGCATCAATCACACACTACTCCAACCGCACAGGTGATTGGGGACACCCTCTACGCAACGAGTTCCTTGAGTTGTATGCTGACTCCTTTACCAAAGAGGATTGGGTTTACTTCCTTGATGATGACAATGTGCTGCACCCAAAGTTCCTTGAGGAGTGGAGCAACCTGCATAGCCTTGACTGCTCTATTGTGACGTGGGGACAAGTTGGCAGGCTACGCCCTACCGACCAACCGAGAGTCGGGAACATAGATACCGCCTGCTATATGTTCAAACCCCACGACCTGCCCAACCTACGCTTTGAGATGACGTACGAGGCAGATGGTACTTTTGCCCAAGCAGCATCCGAACGGGGAACACTTATCTGCGTAGAGCAGTACCTTTGTTACTATAACGCACTAAAATGAAAGCATCAAAAGACATAGACGGGTGGTTCAACCACCAAGCAGCATACGACTACCTCCTTGCCAATATGCCCCAAGACGGCACATTCGTAGAGTTGGGTGCGTGGCTCGGTAAGTCATCGGCTTACCTATGCGACAAAGCAACATCCCAAGAAATCACAATCATAGACTCCTTCAAGGGAACGGCAGAGTACATAGACTCCTTCTATCGGCTTGCAAAGACCCAAGACATCTACAAGCTCTTTACCGAGAATATGGGTGAGCGCAAGTACAAGGCAATCAAAGCAACATCCAAATCAGCATCAAAGAAGTTTAAGGCAGAATCTTTAGACGTGGTATTCATAGACCTTGACCATTCCTATGAGGCAGTAAAGGAGGATATAAGGCTATGGCTACCCAAAGTAAAGAAGGGAGGCTACATCGCAGGAGATGACTACCACGAACATTGGAAGGGAGTAATCCAAGCAGTAGATGAGCTACTGCCCCACGCCACGTTCATAGATGACTGTTGGATTTATCAAAAGTGAAAAACCATACGAAGGTCTATCTAAAGGCATTTGGCTACGATACAAATTCGTGGATTGCCTGTGAGGTCTGTGGAGGTACTGCCGTTGACATCCACCACATAGAGTCCAGAGGGATGGGCGGTAGCAAGCTCGCTGACCGGATAGAAAATCTGATGGCCTTGTGCCGAGCCTGTCACGTTGCATACGGTGACATCAAGGAATGGAAGGAACGACTTCAAGCAACACACAATCACCACCTCTCTAAAAGGGTTATTTAGACATAAACCGAAAATAACGGAATTGAACGGATATGAAAGATGACAAAGGAAGATTCATCGCAGGCAACACAGGCCGCCCTGCGGGAACACCAAACAAGACCACCAACAAAATCAGAGAGGCATTCCAAACCCTCATAGAAGCCAACCTTGAGAATATGACCATCTGGCTCACACAGGTTGCAGCAGATGACCCAAAGGGCGCACTTGACCTCTTGAACAAGATGGCAGAGTACACGACCCCTAAACTCGCAAGGGTGGAGAACTCACACGAAGTATCGGATGAGCTAACCAAAATCAAAGTAGAGATTGTCCGAGCTAAACATCAAGAGTAGCGAACTCTTTGAGAAGAACTACACCGCATCAACTCGGATAGTAGTCAATCAAGGCGGCAGCCGTTCTGGTAAGACCTACTCCATTTTGCAGATGCTCATCGTGATGGCGGTGGGTGATAGGGGCAAGGTGTACTCAATCGTGCGCAAGTCCCTGCCGTCTCTGAAGATGACGGCCTATCGTGACTTCTTTGAGATACTAAATGCCAACGGCCTCTACGATGAGGCACGGCATAACAAGAGCGACTACACCTACGAGCTGAATGGCAACCTCTTTGAGTTCATCAGCCTTGACCAACCTCAAAAGAAACGGGGAGCAAGACGTGACTACCTATTCTGCAACGAGGCAAACGAACTGACTTGGGAGGACTTCTTCCAGTTGTTGATTCGTACAACCGGTAAAATATGGGTTGACTACAACCCCTCTGATGCCTTCCATTGGATATACGACAAGCTGCTGACAAGGGATGACGTTACCTACATCCAATCCACCTATCTTGATAACCCGTTCTTGGATGCAAGTATCGTTGAGGAGATAGAGAGGCTGCAACATACGGACAATGACTATTGGAGAATCTACGGATTAGGAGAACGTGGTATGAGCAGAGCCACCATCTTCCAATACGGACAGGCAGAAATACCAACGGATGCCACGCTGCTATGTCACGGGATGGACTTTGGGTACACCAACGACCCAACCGCACTTGTGGCGGTGTACAAGTCGGGGGACAATCTTTATGTGGATGAGCTTATCTACCGCACGGGTATGACCAACCCCGACATCAGCAACGTACTAAAGTCCCTAAACCTTGACAGGCGCACAGAGATATATGCTGACTCTGCCGAGCCTAAATCTATTGAGGAGCTGCATCGTATGGGATGGAACGTGAAACCCACGCAGAAGGGCGCAGATAGCGTTATTGTGGGCATTGACGTGCTGAAGCGGCACAAGCTATTTGTAACCCCACGAAGCAGCAACCTAATCAAAGAGCTTCAGAACTACAAATGGGTAGAGGACAAGAACGGCAACCTGCTCAACAAACCCATAGACGCATTCAACCACGCCATAGATGCGCTGCGCTATGCAACGTATAACAAGTTGAGCAGACCTAACTTTGGCAGGTATGCCATACGCTAAAACTAAAAGGTTATTTTAATACAATGAAACTCTTTATACCCAACCAGATGAACGAGATAAAACTCGTTGACTACCAAAAGTTCATCCGACTTGAGGGGGATGATGAGTTTCTTGCTCGCAAGTCGTTAGAAATCTTCTGCGGTATGAAGATGGATGTCATCCTCCAGATGAAAGCCTCAAGCCTCACGAAGGTGAACTCCATACTGATGAAGGCGTTTGAAGAACGCCCCGCCCTAAAGCAGCGTTTCTTTATCGGCAAGCAGGAGTTCGGGTTCATCCCAAGCCTTGAGGAGATTACCGTTGGCGAGTTGAACGATGTTGACCAATACATCTCTGACTGGTCGCAGATGCACAAGGCGATGGCGGTTCTATTTAGACCGGTTGTTGCTACGTTTGGTCAGCGATACGACATAGAAAAGTATGAGGGTTCTGCCAAGTACGCAGGGCAGATGTTGGAGATGCCCCTTGACATTGCGATAGGTGCGATGCTTTTTTTTTGGACTTTAGGAAGCGATTTGTCGCAGGCTTCCCTGCAATCTTTAGCGATGGAGAATCAGATGAGTTTAGCCCCGCTACACAATTTTCTAAACGGTGGAATTGGCTTCCAATCTTCTACCAACTCTCTGGAGGTGACCCTTTGAAGTTCGACCAAGTATCACAAATGTCAGCAGCATTCGCATTCACCTACCTCACCTTTGACAAAGACCGCATAGAAACCGAGAGCAAGATTCTGCAAAAACAACTAAAACGATGAGACAGTTCTACGACATCACCACCAAGCTAAAAGATACCCTTGACGCTCATAGCCAAGTAAACGTAGTGACGTTTGGCGATGTCTTTGATGTGGACTTAAACAAGCAGACCATCTTCCCTTTGTCGCACATTATGATAAACCAAGCCTCCTTCGAGGGGCAGGTGGTACGGATGAGCGTTAGCCTTATCTGTATGGATGTGATTGATGAGACCAAAGAAAATCCTCGCGCACAAGCAGAGCCGTTCTACGGAACGAGCAACGTACAAGACATCCTAAACACGCAGCTTGCGGTCATCAACGATGTGGTGCAGGAATTGCGCAGGGGGCAGTTGTACTCCGACCTTTACCAGTTGGATGGCAACCCAACGTGCCTGCCCTTTACCGAGAGGTTTGAGAACCTGCTTGCGGGATGGACTGCTACGTTTGACGTGCTGCTTGCTAACACCGAAATCAGCGTCTGCTAAATGCAAGTCCGTCAAGATTTGGTAAAGGCAAGCCTTGAGAAGTTTGCTAAAGGCGTTGTTCAACAGGCGAAGTCAAACCTCACACGCGGCAAAAAGAACGTCACAGGCAACCTTTACAATTCCTTGCAGTACGAGATAGAGGCTAACCCCAACTCCCTTGCGCTGCGGTGGAAGATGAATGAGCTTGCGCCCTATTGGAAGTTCCAAGACTATGGTGTGCAGGGCAAGTCCTCCAGTACAAAAGCACCCAATAGCCCGTTCCGGTTTGGAACAGGTAGCGGAATGGCAGGTGGCTTATCCCGTGCCATAGAAAAGTGGGTTGCTGCACGAAGATTTCAGTTTAGGGATAAGAAGGGCAGATTCTTGAGTTACGACTCTACTGCGTTTCTGATAAGCCGCAGCATCTACAACAAGGGTATCAAGACCACAAGCTTCTTTACCCGACCATTTCAGCTAAAGTTTGAACAGTTACCCCAAGAGATTGCACTGGCATACGCTCTGGAGCTATCTGACTTCTTACGCTTCACATTGCAAAACACAAAAGAATGAGTACACCTGTATTTTCTACACCGAGCAGCCTTGCTATGGCAAGAAGCCCACAATTTATCACGGCAAAGAATAACGCCCTTGCGCTTGACACGCTCACAGAGATGGACTTAAACCTGCGAATTCGCACAGGGGTTCTTGCTGCATCGGGTTCGTTTAACTACTCTTTGAGTAAGGACTACTCCATAAACCAAGTAATCAACTTTGAAATCAGCGACCTCATACGCTCGGAGTTCTACCACGACTTCAGCGTATGGAATGACATAGGCTACACGCAGAGTCCGCAGGGCGAGGCATTGTGGGTAGTTCCCGAAGGCTCTGTGACATTTTCTAATAACGGAGCAGCCCCTGCCAACGCAACCTTCCCCGATGAATCACCAACCGCCTACGCATACCTAACTACTGATGGATGGGCAACGAGAGATAACATCGCTCCTGTTGCGGTAACGCAGGCCGTGCTTGCTACGAGCAGAGACAGGCAGGTGCTTGTCGGTAACTACGAATCCCTTGCGATTAACAATAGCGTAAATAATGGCCTTGCTAAAATCGTTATCAGTTGGCAGAGTGGTGATTCCGATGATTTTTATGTGAGTGCC